GCGTATTTGCTTATCTTCACGATCTTAACGCGGCGGCTTTCCGCATCTGAGTAAAGCGCCGTATTAAGCAGGTGGATTTTCAGCAGGTCATTGTTTCCGATCAGCATGCGCCTGTCATTCATGCCCGCTTCAAATTCATATATCATGTTGGTAAGGTTATAGCCCTGGAAAACGTCGTCGGTATGATACCCCTGGTTTTTCAGATCCTTAATTAAATACTGGCTGGAATATCGGTCGTAACCGATTTTCAGCGGCAGTATTTCATAATCACTAACCAACATATCAACCCAGCGGCTCACGTCCGTGTAGTCCACAAAGCTTTCCCCGCTCAGCGATAAAATGCCCCGGTCGATATATTCCCGGTACGGTATTCCATCCCTGGCCGTTGCTTTCTCCAGAGCTCCGGCAGGCAACCAGAAATGCGTATGGATATAATCGACGCCGTTCTTTCTGCAGATAATCGACGCCGCCGTAAGGTCAACGGACTGCGACAGGTCGATGCCCATAACGCAATAGGATCCGCGCAGGTTTTCCAGTGTGATTTCTTCACATTCTGCCCGGTGCACAGTCTCGGAAGACACCCAGGCCATAGCACTGCCCTGCTTGATATTGCAGTATTTGCAAAGAAACTCATATTTTTTAGAAAGAGACTGCTCAGCTATCGCGATCTCTTCCAACATATAATCAACTGAAACGGATACGCCCAGGTTAGGGCTGGCCTTTTTCAGTTCGTTTATATCGTTCCACTTCTCTATGTCGTCTATCATATAGAAGACTGGCAGGAAACGTGTTTCTTTAGCGTCTCCCAGCAGTACGCGCGTGCCTCTGGCGATCAACTCATCATAGACGCCTTCACTTTCATATCCGGCGGTGCTGATCGAAATTAAAAGCGGCTGCCGTCTGGCACCAAAAGAAGACTTAATAACTTCATACATTTTTTTGCCGGGCTCACCGCGCCAGGACGCTATTTCGTCATTAATGCAAAACGAAATATTAAAACCATCCGACTTTTTTGCACTGAGCGCCAGCGGTGCCACGCTGCTGTTTGTGCTTTCTATATATATGTCCGTCCTGCGCTTCTTACAAAGTGCGGAGAGCTCCGGCTCTTTGCTGACCATCTGATAAAAAGCGTCATAGCATAAACTTGCCTGCTGCAGCTTCGGCGCGCAGAAATAAACGCGTGCACCGTATTCACCGTCGCAGAATGTCGCATAGCTTGCCCAGGCGGCGGCCAGTAACGTTTTGCCGTTCTTTCTGGCCACGATTATGCAGACTTCGCGAAACTGCCTAAACCCTGTTTTATCAACTATGCCGAAGATTATAGCCGTCAAAGCTTTTTGCCATAGCTCCAGCTTTATCAGCTGCGGAGCCAGTGCGCCTTCATGGTGGCGGCAAAAGTTCTCCACATAGTTAATAGCGCGGTTTGCTTTCTTCGCATCATAAAAAAAAGCTTTATCCTGCAGGCCCTTTACTATCCAGGTATATAGCAAAAGAATCCAGCGCCCCACTATTTCGCTGCCGTCCTTAATGGCCTGGTAATATGCCAGGATACTGTTATCCATTTGCCTTTAAGAAAGCATCAAGCCGGGAAGCTGCTTTATGCTCCGGCAGCTGCGTGCTGAGCTCTTTTAAAGTGGCCTGGTAATTTTTGTATAAACTGTTATATGCCTGCAGTGCTGCACTCTGTTTAATGCCGGTTTGCTTGTCTCCGTTCTGGTATGCTTCCAAAAATCCGGAGCGGTTAATCTCTTCTTCTAAATCTTCCAGCGTTACCACTTGAAACGCTGCGCGCTCGATCAGCCGCGTGGCCAGTATCAATTTATCTTCCGGGAGATCCTTATAAATTGACTTAAGTTTTTTAACTTCCTGGCTTATCCGCCTAACTTTTGACTTCTCCGTGCCGCGCGGTGTAATTTCGGTTATTTTTGCCATTTTTACACCCCCATATAAAACCCTTGCCCAGTCTGCTAGCCATTTCGCGCCGGTCGTTTCATTGTGCAGCTGGCGCGACACCCAACGGGCTATCCTCAGAAAATCAGCCGGCCATCTTCCACCTTCCAGCGTTTTTCTGTCTCCTTTTTAAAGTGTTCTTTGTTGTGGCAGTCCTTGCATAGCGCTTCGAGGTTGTCAAAGTTCAGCGCAATGCTGGGATCCTGATAACTTTCTTCGGTCAGATAAATTTTGTGGTGGACAATATCAGCCGGCACGATCAGCCCGCGCTTTAAACAGCGCTCACATAATCCGCCCTGCTGTGCCATGTAACTATCCCGGCAGGTTCTCCATACCTTCCGCCGGTAGAAATTCTTTTGGATGGTTTTATCTTTCATACTGTCCACCGTGGTATTAAAAAAGCGCCCCCGGTTTCCCAGGTGCGCCCATTGGATCAGGTAGTAATATATTCGCACTACATTACACTTTATATTTTAACTTATAGTTTAACTCGCGTTAACTCGCATTAACTCGCGTTTACTCGCACATACTAACATTAACTATCTACTTTTGTAATAAGGATCTCACAGCGCGGATTTAACTTATCATAAAGCACACGGCTGCCGTCATGGCCTGCCACTATATTGCTGTTATCATCCTCCAAAATCCCCGCATCTACTAATATGTCGCATGTGCTTTCTAGTAAGTTAACCAGGTCAACCCGCCGCCGGCTGTCCATATAATATAATACTCGCACATTTACAGGGTAATTAATTGGATAATGCGGAAGCCCTACACATGCATGCAGGTAAATTATGCAGCAGTTCCGGTAATACACATAGTTATTTGACGGAGCCACAAAGCTGGCGCCTGTCCGTCTATTCTTTAAGATCCGCTGGCTATTCTTTTTTGTTACCGGATTCCCCGGAAGTGTTAGACTGTAATTCATTCTTGCATCTCTTAATATGTTCTTTGTAGTCCTTTGCAGCCTGCTCCCATTGCTCCGGCGTCATGCGCTGCAGCTTCCTGTTAAACTCCCATCGAATCCATTTATGATTAGCGCGAACATATCCCAGGCCGTGAGCTATACTAACGTCAAGAACATGTAAAAACCATAAATAATCTATTACGCCGGTATTAAACTCTTTACAGTCCATATGTATCTTCGATTCGCTCTATTATTACTTTATCCAGCGCCACGCGTTTTCTGGTTCCATCGTCATTGATGATCGTAACAGATTTTACAGTGCCCACCGGCGCCACGATAGGTTTTAGATGTTCCTCTTTATTTTTGCTGCATTGTCCCTTTTTAAGTTCACAATAGCCACATGGTAATATATATTTACATTTCATTTTCGTTCCTTCGTTTTCTCCCAGTCTTCCCGAATCATTTCAAAAGCTTCCTGCGCTGTTGCTGTTATTGGATCCCCTTCGATCAGATCCCCCCACAGCTCTAATTTATTTTCTGTCCTTCCGTAACTTCCATACTGGTAAATGGCGTCGAGCTTCCAGCCTTCACCATTACGGCCGTATATAATTTGGTTTCGCGTATAATTATCCGCCAGGCATCTAATATGGACATACTGCAATATATAAGCATTATGCCCTTCTATATAGCTCTCAAAAGGAATACCGGCGCGCTTTAACATATTGCGCAGCTTGTCAATTTCGTTTTTCAATGTCTCAGCCCCTCACATGGTAGATTTTCTTTAACCGTGCACAGCTCGCCAGATCCCGCCGCCGCGTCCATTTTATATGCGCATTTCAGTCCGTCATGCGGACATACCCCGCAAAATTCAAACAGTAACATGGTATCATCCGACCGTTTAACCATTTCAAACTTTTGCGCAGGTTCGTGTTTATATTTTGCATGCTCAATATTCGACGTATGAAAACACATTTCATTTTCGCATTTCTTCCAGCCGCCTTCCCATCCACTGCACGCGCCTGGTTTCTTATCACAAATATACAAATACTTTTCCTGCATATCATGTCACCGTATAATTTATTTTGTCCGCGATCGCCTCCAGAGCGTCTTCATGCAGTCTAAATAAATGCCCCTCACTATATCCCATTACTTTGCTGATATGTTCCCAGTGCTGATAACTAAGATAACGATAAATCAAAATGGTGCGCTGTAAAGGATCCGGCAGCAGGTCAATGGTGCGGGCCGTCTCCAGATCAGACAAATGCAGCTGCCTTTCTTTCTGGCTTACCATCTCTTCAAACGTGACAATGGCCAGAATATAATTCTCCCCGCTCTTAGGATCCGGCTGCGTTTGCACCTTGTCAGCATCCGGCACGCTTACCGCCTTAACAGATCCGGCGCGCATTTCTTCCAGCTTCATGCGCAGCGCCTGTATTTCCTCATGCCTTAAATAGTTTCGGGTTAACCAGTCTTTGGCC